AACTTCTCAAAAAGGTTCGACGCTATTATGAAAACAATGGTGTTGTATTCTCCGGTGATGCTCTCGATGATTATGATATTTTGATGGAGCAAATCGCCGTTGATCTTGAAGCAGTAGAGGCATGAAAGTTATTCTAGAGCGATTTCCATATCGCTATGTCGAGTCTGGCACACTAGAAAATGGTATGCCGGACTATCGCATTCAAAAAGCTCATTACTGGACTAAGCGATACAGTGACATGTATTTGCTTGATAATCAGATGCAACTTCTGACTGCGATTGATGACTTTGAATACACCAAATGGTTAGATCCTGAAGGTGTTCCTTGTTATACAAAAGACTCGGTATGTCGTTAATCTAGCCCTGGTCGGGATCCCCCCTACAGTCACGGATGGACTTTAACAGCACTGGTGGAGTCATTAGACCCTCTAAAAACTAAATAATAAAAGAGTTTATTAATTTATAGAAATGGCAGCAAAAGGAAGCGCAGCAAAGTCTGCAACTGGTGCATCGATGTCAAAATATGACGTAGAAGTCGAAGCAAGACTTAGATCATTGGAAGCCAAAGCACACACTCCATGTGGAGGTGGATCTGCTGAAGAAAGAGTCGCTGCTTTAGAAGCAAAGGTTGATGCCTTAATATCAATCCTGAACACATCTTCTGCGGTTACCGAATATTGTCCTAAGGATGCAAACGGAGAAAGAAAAATTTCTCTTTGATGGTTTCTTGCTTCACCTAAGAGCAAGTGGTGCGGATGGAGGAAACTCCCGTCCTGTTTCTTGCTTCAGGTAAAAGAGCAAGTGGCGTGCATGTAAGTTCCCTCTGAAGACAGGTTGCATAAACCTGTCTTTTTTTGTATAATAAAATTAAAGGTTTATAATAAAATGAAAATTGGTTTTCAATGTAGTTCTTTTGATTTATTTCATGCTGGACATGTCACCATGCTCAAAATGGAAAAAGAATTATGTGATTATCTGAAAGTGGCTTTGCAAGTGGATCCGACTATTGATCGTCCAGGAATTAAAAATAAACCTGTTCAATCAATCTATGAAAGATATGTTCAGTTGCAAGCGTGTAAATACGTAGATGAAATTCTTGTCTATGAAACTGAATTAGATTTGCTCAATTTAGTAAAAACTCAAACATTTCACATTAGATTTTTGAGTGAAGAATATAAAGATGTTGATGTTACAGGAAAACAATACTGCATTGATAATGGTATAGAAATACATTATCATTTAAGGAGGCATACATATTCTTCTACTGAAATTAGAAATAGGGTTTATGAATTTGAAAAGGAGAAGAGGGATGAGAAACTACATCAAGAAGTCTTGAAGCAGTATTCTCCAGAACTTTTAAAAAAATACAATAATAAGTAAACATTGATGGGTTGCAAAAACCCGTCTTTTTTCGTATAATATATAATATACACAAGTATTGGACTTATGAGTGAATACACGAAGACTGCGCTAGTTCTTGGCGCTGGAGGTTTTATTGGCAGTCACATGGTTAAGAGACTCCGTGAAGATGGATACTGGGTTCGTGGTGTAGATCTTAAGTACCCAGAGTTTTCTTCGACTCAAGCTAATGAATTTATTCAAGGCGATTTGCGTGATGTTGAGTTTGTCCGTCGTGTCATCCAATATAAAGGTGAGCAAGGTAATTTCTATGCCAGTGTTCCCTATCGTTACATCCGCCCTTTCGATGAGATCTATCAGTTTGCTGCTGATATGGGTGGTGCAGGTTTCGTCTTCACTGGTGAGAATGATGCAGATATCATGCACAACTCTGTTACCATTAATTTGAATGTATTGGAAGAGCAGCGTAAACTGAATGAGACTTTTGATGGTGTAGATAAAGAATGGACAGAAGCTAATCGTCCTAAGTTGGATCAACCAACCAAGATCTTTTACTCTGGATCTGCTTGCATGTACCCAGAACACAATCAACTTGATCCTGATAACCCTGACTGCCGTGAAGAATCTGCATATCCTGCGAACCCTGATTCAGAGTACGGCTGGGAAAAACTCTTTAGCGAAAGACTTTACCTTGCTTACAACCGTAATCATGGTATTCCTGTTCGTATTGCTAGGTATCACAACATCTTCGGCCCTGAAGGAACCTGGGACGGAGGAAGAGAAAAGGCACCAGCAGCAATCTGTAGAAAGGTTGCCTACCTTCCCAAGGAGGGCGGAGCAATCGAAGTATGGGGTGACGGTTTGCAAACTCGTTCCTTCCTGTTCATTGACGAATGCATCGAAGCAACAAGAAGATTAATGGATAGTGACTTTATAGGCCCTGTTAATATTGGTTCTGAAGAGATGGTGACTATCAATCAACTAGTAGATACTGCTGCTAGAGTTGCAGAGAAAAAGGTTACCAAGATCCATATCGATGGCCCTCTAGGTGTGCGTGGTAGAAACTCTAATAATGATTTAATCCGCGAAAAACTTGGATGGGATTATTCACAAACATTGGAAGAAGGTATTAGATATACCTATTATTGGATCAACGCACAAATTGACGACTGAACATGAAAATTTTAAATCTTGGATCAAGTGGGCAAATCGGTGCCTACCTTACAGAATATCTTCGTAAGAAAGGACATGAGGTTATTGAGTATGACAAGAACCTTGGGCCTCAATACAATCTCACAGCAATTCCTAGCACATGGTTAGAGCATTGTGTTAAGGAAGCAGATTTTGTATTCTTCCTTGCATTTGATGTAGGTGGTTCACGATACCTAAAGAAGTATCAGCATACTTTTGATTTCATTAATAACAACACCAGACTGATGGCAAATGTCTTTGGCCTGTTGGAGAAGTACAATAAAAGATTTGTATTCGCATCATCTCAGATGAGCAACATGTCTTATTCTCCTTACGGTGTGATGAAGAGAGTGGGTGAGATGTATACTACATCATTGAAGGGACTGATTGTTAAATTCTGGAATGTGTATGGTATCGAGAAAGACATGGATAAGGCTCATGTCATCACTGACTTCATCAAGAAGGGGTTTGAAGAGGGTGAATTTGAGATGATGACTGATGGTACTGAAGAACGTCAGTTCCTTTATGCTGAGGACTGCTGTGAAGCACTAGAGACTATCATGGAGAACTACACGGACTTCAAATCGGAAGATCCCCTACACATCACTTCCTTTAGAGCAACTTCCATTAAGGAAGTTGCACAGATTATTCAGGGATGCTTTAATTTGATTGGCAAGTATGATGTCAAAATCAACCCAGGACTTGCCAAAGATAGTGTGCAGATGGATAAGAGAAATGAGGCAGACTCATACATCCATAGTTGGTGGTTACCCAAAACCTCCATTGATGTGGGTATACGAAAAGTATTTGATGAAATGGCAAAGCAGTATGGATATGAAAAAATTGGAGAGCTTGTAAAATGAAAGTAATCGATGTATTTCCATTTTTTAATGAATTGGATATTTTGGAGATAAGATTGAATGTCTTAGATCCTTATGTTGATTGTTTTATTTTGAGTGAGGCAACTAAAACTTTTTCTGGATTAGAAAAACCTCTCTATTATGAAGAAAACAAAGAAAGATTTGCCAAGTTTAGCCATAAAATCATTCACAACATCGTTGAAGATACAACTTCTCCAGAACTTCATCCGTATCAGAGAGATGTTTTTCAAAAAGATAATATTAAAAGTGTTGTCTTAGAAAATTTATCCGATGATGATATTATTATCTGGAGTGATGTTGATGAAGTTCCAAATCCAGAGGCAATTAAAGATATAAGAGATTATTTTGAGCAAGATGCTATCTTTCATTTTGCTCAAGAAAATTGTATGGGATACTTGAATCTTGTAGAAGTTGGTGGTATAATTCGTGCTATGACTCCAGACTGGGATTATGGAGATAGGCCAAGATGGATGGGTACAAAAGTATTTGGCAAGTCTATTCTTGAAAAATATACCCTGTCTGAACTCCGTAGTATGCAGGAAAAAGAAAAAAATTGTAGAATTTTTCCTGGAGGATGGCATTGGAGTTACGTTGGAAGTGAGGGACTTTCTGTTGAGGATCGAGTGTTGAAGAAGATTGAGTGTGCTGCACACTCAGAATTAAACAATGAACAAATTAAACAGAACGTTGCTAGAGTTAAGGACAACAAAGATCCATTAGGAAGAGATTATGCAGTTTATCAAACTGTTCCTCTTAACGAATCATATCCAAAGTATATTTTGGAAAATAAAGAAAAATTTGTAGGACTAATTAAATGATTGTATCTGAACTTTATAGTGGTTCTGGACTTGGAAACCAACTATGGAATCTAGTTGTCCCTAGAATTGTTGCAGAAAAGAATGGTTATGAGTGGGGAGTAAAGAAATCCAACCCATTCAAGGCATGTGCATTCATGAAAGATTTTGACTTTGGTAAAGAAGTTGTTGGTGGTTCAGGCCCAGAGGGAGGCCCACCAGAGTCTCTCCCTGAGGGAATTGAAAACTATTATAAGGAACGTGATGAACGATATCCACCTTATATGGGTGGAGAAGAAGTGATGTTCTTTGATGATCATCTGTGGAATTCTCTTCCAGACAATACAAAAGTGGATGGATGTTTCCAGAAAATGGGATACATTAAAGAATATCGTGATGATATTATCAAATGGTTGGATTATGACGATAAAATTACTAATTATTCCTCTGATAATATTTGTGTAATTCAGTTTCGTGGAGGAGATTATCTTACTGGGGCGTCTTGGGTTCCTCCCGAATACTATCAAAATGCAGCAAAACACATGTTAGAAAAAAATCCTGACATGAAATTTGTTTGTGTTACTGATGATCCAGAACATGCAAGAAAATTCATTCCTTTTGCTGAAGTTGTTGGATCTGCTGTCATGGATGAGAAGGATCCTTATCAGGGTAGCATTGGATGGTACAAATATCCAGGTGGCCCGATTGGAATCGACTATTCTATCCTCAATACAGCAAAGAATGCGATCATTTCTGCCTCAACATTCGCATTTTGGCCTGTCTGGACTAACAAAGAATGTGATGTTATTGCTCCAAAATATTGGTTTGATTGGAAAAATTCTAATGGTTGGTGGAGGCCTGACGAATCTATCGTTGATGAGTGGTATTGGTTAGATCGTCAAGGTGATTTGATGACAGGAACTGACTGTAAAAAAGAATATGAGATGTACAAAGAAACCAAACAATTTTATAGGAGTAAGTGATGAGTAAAGTTAAAATTTATACATGCACACACAATCGTCCAGACTTTATTCGACTGCAATATGAGGCAATCAAGCGTCATGTTAAGGATGATTTTGAGTTCATTGTGTTCAATAATGAGCGTCCTGGCGGCGATGGTGGTTATGAGGAGTCAAAAATTAGTGAAATTGACAGCATTTGTGAGGAAATTGGTGTAGAATCTATTCGTGTTGAGTTAGTTCCAGAACTAAAACACCTCAATGGCGTCAAAATGTTTGAGGGTGATAGTTACATTAATGGTAACAACGCCTGTGCATATTCATTTACCTGGATATGGAAGAACTATGTTGCAAAGAATGATTGCTTGACTGTGATGATTGATTCGGATATGTTTTTCATCCGAGACATCAATCTGAATGAGGAAATGGGAGACAGTAACTTTGCATATGTCCCATCATACCGCTATTTGGAGCAATATAAGAGTCCAGAAAACCCAGGAAAGCTTGCACTTAAGTACCCTTGGAATGGTATTGTCTTTGTAAAACCTCATGAATTGCCGAATCCTGAGAGTATTAGTTGGGGTTGTGGGTATGTTGAGGGTATTGCTGTTGATGTTGGTGGTGAAGCTCACACGTATCTTGAGAAAAATAAGGAAAAAATCAAAGAAAAGTATATTGATCAATGGGGACTTTTGGTTGATCTTGAAGCGCCTTTTGAAATCAACTACAGTGGTTGTGGACAAATGTTTGCTGACTTTCAGAAGGGAGAAGTGGAAATTAGAGATTATCAAGAATCAAATCTCCGCACTTTTCCACACCAAACTGAGAGAGAAAACTACTGGGAGTACGTTTATAACAACATTATGACTATTATTAAGGTTGCTGAGGAGAATCAGTTCCCTAGGCCAACCTTTGTTGATTTTATTAAGTTTGAAACGGATAACGATCTCCTTCAAGATGCCTTCGTTTTTCACTACAAAAATGCCAGCAACACACTTCCTTGGATGAAAGGAGAAACAGGACTACAGTACAACCACTTTAAAACCCAAGCACTTCAGAATCTTCTGAATAAATTTCAATTCCAAAAAAGAGTCATAGGAGAATAATATGTCAATCAGACACGATCAAATTAAAAAATTAATTGGAGAAAAAGATAAAATTGTAATCTTCGAGATTGGATGTGCAGATGGTAGAGATACCAGAACCTTCCTGAATACGTTTGGAGACAACCTAAAACACTATACGTTTGATCCAGATCCTGTAAATATCAAGGCTTTGAGTGAAATTGGTGCGACAAATTGTCTCGGAGAGTCTAATGATGACATTGTTCAAGATCCTAGAAATATTTTTCACCCATATGCAATGTGTGAAACTGACAAAACCATAACCTTTAATCGTTCTAGAGATATTGGGTATCCTGATAAAGGAGAGGGTGTTGGTAGATACTCTGGTTCTATTCATACTCCTATAGATCAAGCTTCCATGTATCCTGGCATTCTATTTGATCAAACTGTGGAGGCAGAGGGGAGAAGTCTTGACTCTTTCTGTAATGAACATTCAATTAATCATATTGATTTTATCTGGATGGACACTCAGGGTGCTGAAAGAGAGGTTCTTTCGGGTATGAAGGAGTCTCTTGACAATATTGACTGGATTTATACTGAATACTATAATCAAGAAATGTACAAAGATCAGATTTATCTTGATGGTATTATTGAAATGTTGTCTGAAAAGTTTGATCTGATCGCCACTTTCCCATTCTTAGATCAAGATGGTGGTGATGCTTTATTTAAAAACAAAAAGATACCATGATTAGTGTATACGGTTCATCAGGATTTGTGGGTAGTAGATTTTGCAATCTCTACCCCGATTTTGTTTTAAAACAAGGTAGAGAAGAGAGAAAACCTAGATCAAAAGACATTTTATATCTAATTTCGACAGTGGATAATTACAATATTCACTCCAACATAACTCTAGATGTAGAAACGAATCTAAAAGTATTGTGTGAAGTCCTTGATCATTGTAGAGATAATGAGATAACTTTTAATTTTATTAGTTCTTGGTTTGTTTATGGTGAAAGTGATCTTCCAGCAAAGGAAGATTATCACTGCAATCCCACAGGATTCTATTCAATCACTAAAAAGGCTGCTGAAGACTTGTTAATATCTTTCTGCAAAACTTATAATGTCAATTACAGAATTATGAGACTGTGTAATGTTCTTGGTGTTGGTGATGGTAAATTATCTGCAAAGAAGAATGCTTTGACTTATATGATCAATCTTCTAAAAAACAATGAAGATGTCTTTTTATATGATAATGGAACACCAGTCCGTGATGTGATGCATGTAAATGATGTATGTAGAGCAATAAAACTTATATGTGATAAGGGAAATATTAATGAAATTTATAATATTGGAAGTGGACAACCCACTATGATTGGTGATATAATTAGTGAAGCAAAACAATACCTAGGTTCTAGTTCTCTGATAAAATCTAGAGAAGCAGCAGAGTTTCATAAGATTGTTCAAGCAAAAGACTTTTGGCTTGACAATACAAAGTTAAAAGAACTTGGATTTACCAAATCAATTACAACACAAGAAATCATTAGAGAGTTATGTACCAACTGATTGATACTTTTATTGAGTCTGCAAAGGAGATGGATGATGACATCTTTCCCTTTATTGCCAATAAAAATTGGGAAGAAGGTAAACCTGTTTATTATTCCGGCCCATATTGGGATGAACTTGAGGCTAGAGAACTTATTCATTCTATCCTGAAGGGTAAGTGGTTGTCTTCTGGTGAAAAAGTTAATAAGTTTGAACATGAGTTTTCTCAAAAGTTTGGATTTAAGCACTCAGTAATGGTTAACTCAGGTTCCTCTGCAAACCTGGTGATGATTGCTGCGTTGAAAAAGTATTTTAACTGGCAAGATGGTGATGAGATTATTGTCTGTGCTTGTGGTTTTGCTACTACAGTTGCCCCTATCGTTCAAGCGGGACTAAAACCAGTATTTGTTGACATTACTTGGGAGGATTTGAACTGGAATCTGTCTCAAGTTGAGAAGGCAATTACTAAAAAGACTAAAGCAGTATTCTCTTCTCCAGTCTTAGGTAATCCCTATGACATGGATGCCCTCTACGACATTCTTGACAGACATAATCTGGAACTTATTGCAGATAATTGCGACAGTCTTGGTAGTAAGTGGAAAGACAAATTCCTTACAGATCGGGCTGTAGCAGCATCTTGTTCATTCTATCCTGCTCACCACCTCTGCACTATTGAGGGCGGTATGGTTTCTTCTAACGTCAAAGCAATTGTTGACTTAGCAAGATCTTTTGCTTGGTGGGGACGGGGGTGCTATTGTGTTGGACAACAAAATCTTTTGTCTAATGGTGTTTGTGGAAGACGATTTGATAAATGGTTAGAAAAGTATCCTGACATCGTGGATCACAAATATGTCTTTGGCAACATGGGTTATAACTTGAAGCCACTGGATATGCAAGGTGCTGTTGGATCTGTTCAGTTACTTAAGTATGAAGAGATTCATGACAAGCGTCGTTCAAATAAAAACAAACTTCATAGGATCCTTGAGGGAGTTCCTGGAGTCCGTGTCATGAGTGAACAGAAAAATGCTGAAACAAGTTGGTTTGGAGTTCCTGTTCTTTGTGGTAGTAAAGAGCTCAAACACTCTCTTGTAAAACATTTTGAAGACAATAAGATTCAAACTAGAAATTATTTTGCAGGAAATATTCTTCTTCATCCTGGATATTCACACCTTGATGATGCGAATAAATATCCAAACGCGAACCAAGTATTGGATTTAGTCTTCTTCCTTGGTTGTTCGCCTACTATCAATGATAGTATGATTGATTATATTGAAAAAATCACGAATAAATTTATCAATGCTTGATTTATCTAGAGTAACTCTTATTGCCATAGACAACACTCCCAGAGTTCATAATACTATTAGAGCCATTCATACATGTATTGAGCAAGCAAACTTTGGATCTATAAAACTAATAACTTCTAAGGAATTAAAGGATCAATGTCAAGAACCTCTACATCAATATGGCATTGATGTAGAAGAGATGGTGTATCCGATCACGGAAATCAACGAGTATAGTAAGTATGTTTTGTATGAACTTCATCGTCATGTGGACAAAGAGTATTGTTTGATGGTTCAAGATCATGCCTTTATCATTAATCCAAACGCATGGAGTGATGAATATTATGATTACGATTATATTGGTGCTCCTTGGCCATATCAAGAGAACTCATATGTAACTCCTTTTGATGAACATATTAGAGTTGGAAATGGTGGATTCTCTTTTAGAAGCAAGAAACTTCTTGAGGTTCCTTTGAAGAGAGAGATACCTTTTGACTGCACCACAGGAGATTTCTACAAACATTTCAATGCAAATAACTTTGCAGAGGATGGAAATATTTGTGTACATAATCGACACATGTTTATTGAGGAGGGATGTAAGTTTCCTCCAGTAGAGTTGGCTGCGCGATTTGCATTTGAAACACCAGTTCCTGAGAATGAGGGGTTGATTCCTTTTGGATTTCACTGTAATCTTCCACCAGGAATACAAATTCAAGGTTAATAATGATTGGTTATAATCACTTAGGAAAAAACGGTAGACTGGGAAATCAAATGTTCCAGTATGCTACCACTAGAGGTATTGCTGCATCAAAGGGATATGATTTTACTATTCCAGATTCTGATTTTAAGGATCAATGGAATGATCATCAACTCTTTGATGCTTTTAAAATGTCGGGAGCAAAAAATATTGGATTTATTGATGCCCAATATTACAAAGAACCAGACAATCATTCGCATGTTTACCTGCAACATTTTGTAGACAACTGTCCCGATAATATAAGTTTGTATGGATACTTTCAGACAGAAAAGTATTTCAGGCATATTGCAAATGAAATCCGTGAAGACTTTACTTTTGTAGATGATATTTTAACTCCATGTAAAGATGCTTTTTCTTTTGATGATGTTATCTCTTTGCATGTAAGAAGATCTGATTATCTATCTACCACTAACGTTGCATATCACAGTAATTGTGGAGATAATTATTATGAAAATGCTATTGATGAATTTGATTCAAATCTCCCCATATTAATATTCTCTGATGATACTGAATGGTGCAAACAACAGGATATTTTTAAACCTAAGAGATTCTTTATATCAGAGACTGGTAATAACTTAATGGACATGTGTCTCATGACAATGTGCAATCATCATATTATTGCTAACTCATCTTTTAGTTGGTGGGGTGCTTGGTTGGCAAACTCTCAGAATGTGGTTGCTCCAAAGCAATGGTATGGCCCAGCAGGGGCACATCAATCAACTCAAGACTTATATTTACCTCATTGGAAAGTATTATGAAAATATCCATCGCCATACCTCTATATGTCAAAGATTCTGTTGGTGTTCAATATCTAAGAGAAGCTTTTGATACCATTGAAAATCAAACGCTAAGGGATTTTGAAGTTGTCATATCAGATCACTCAACGATAAATGATGCTCTTGATCTTTGTGAAGAATATTCTAAAAAGTTTAAGATTAAATATATCCGAAACTTTTATGATAGAGAACTCCCCCATCCTGGAACAGTGAATTCAAATGTTGCCATGGAAAATTGTGAGGGAGAATATATTAAAATCTTACATTGCGATGATTTCTTTGTTGATAATTTTGCATTAGAAAAGATTGTAAATACATTGGATGAGACGGGAAAGAAGTGGTTAGCATGTGGTTTTAATCACACTACAGATGGCATAAACTTCTTTAACGTTAAAATGCCTCAATACCCCAATCATCTCCTAGTTGGAAACAATCTTCTCGGAGCTCCAACAAACATAACAGTCAGGAATGATTGTCAGGTTTACTTTGATCCTAATGCCATGATGTCCATGGATCATGAGTGGTATCATAGATTACGAATGGATTATGGATTGCCCGCCTTTGTAAATGATACATTGGTAACTAGTAGGATTCGTGATGATAGGTTGTCTGCTCAAGAATCATCGAAGTATGACATTGTTGTTGAGGGTGATGGCTCTTCTTGGCAGTTCATTCAAAGTGAGTTAGAATACCTCAAGAGAAAACACGTAGACTTTTTTGAAAACTGGGAATATCCAAATGGTTGATTTATCAAATGCTACTTTTATTATTCCTCTGAGAATAGAATCCTCAGACAGAATGAGAAATATTGTTACCTTACTCTGTTATCTGTTTGATAATTTTAATACAAATGTGATAGTAAAGGAGGTAGACAAACAACCCATATTTAAGGAGACAGTTCTTCCTCAGATTGAGGAGTTTGTTGATCATGATATTAATTTAGTACATATCTTTGAGCAATCTGATGATTCTGTTTTTTATAGAATGCAGATTCTAAACGAGATGTTGTCGATGTGTAAGACGGATGTCGTCATTAATTATGATTGTGATGTATTGATGCCGATTCAAACTTACGTTGATGCTTATCAATCTATTTTAGATGGAACTCATGATGTTGTGTATCCATACGGCAATGGCAACTATCAAAAAAAAGTTCATGCTACAGATGAGATTGTTTCTGAGTTCTTGAATAATAATTCTGACTTCTCTATTTTTGATTCTAATTCTGAAGTGAGCACCTCTGATTTTGGGTGGGCTCAGTTCTTTAATAAAAAATCTTATATTAGAGGTGGCATGGAGAATGAAAACTTCAGAGGTTCTTCTCCAGAGGATAAGGAAAGATTTTTCAGATTCACAATGTTAGGATATAATGTTGGGAGAATTGATAATTGGATCTATCATTTGGAACATAGTAGAGGACAAAACTCTTGGCCAACCTCTGTTCAAGGTAATCCTTACATGAAAGAAAACTTTGAGTTGTGGGGTGCTCTTCAGCAAATGAACAAACAACAACTAGAAGAATATTATTCAAATCAAGAGTATCTTCAAAAATATGTTAGCTTTTAATCACATCGGAAGTCTGGGTAGACTTGGAAATCAAATGTTTGAGTATGCTGCCTTACGTGGCATCGCTACTAGACATGGATATAATTGGTGTATTCCTCCATCAGATCGAAAGGGTATTGAGAATTATAGTCTTCATGAGTGTTTTATACTGGCACCTGATAGAAATGAGGGTGTGCTTGAAGATATTCAATATATACAAGAACCTTTTTTTCAATTTTCCGAATACTTGTTTGAAAATTGTCCAGACAATGTAAGTCTGCATGGATTTTTTCAATCTTGGAAATACTTTAAGAACGCTGAGGAATTGGTTAGACGTGACTTTACTTTCTTTGAAGAGTTTACAAAACCCTGTGAAGAGATGATAGAGTCGATTGGTGGTGAACCAATCATGTTGCATGTTCGTCGTGGAGATTCTAATCTGACTGATTGTCGGGGGTTCAAATGGAGTTATACTCAGTGTGGTTCTATGCACCCATTACAACCTTTAGAGTACTATGAAAAAGCACTTACACATTTTGATGAAGATCAACCTGTAATTGTGTTTTCAGATTCTCCTGAGTGGGTTAAAGAACAAAAGATCTTTGATGGTGATAGATTTTATATTTCTGAGCCAAAAGAAAAGTATGCAGATGGATCTTATCTTCCATATACTGATTTGTGTCTAATGTCTCTATGCTCTCATGCCATTATTGCCAATAGTTCATTGAGTTGGTGGGGAGCATGGCTGCAAAAAAACCCAAATAAAAAAGTTATTGCTCCAAAAATGTGGTTCGGGCCTGCCTACGCAGACAAAGACACTAAAGATCTCTACTGTCCTGACTGGATTCTAATCTAATGTATGTTTCTTCTTGCCCACTTAGGGTTTCTCTTTTTGGTGGATCAACTGACAATCCATATTTTGTAGAAAAGTATGGATATGGTGCTGTTGTAAGTTTTACTTGTGATCTAAAAACGTATGTAACGATCAGTCAGGATAAGTTTGGATTCAATAAAGAGGGGCACAAGTATATTATTAATTACTCAAAGAGGGAGGAGGTATCCTCTGTTAGTGAGATTCAAAATGAAGTTGTTAGAGTTGTTCTAGAACACTTTGACATGCCTCCAGTCCAGGTAACTCTCACTAGTGATGCATATTCTCAGGGTAGTGGACTAGCTTCATCGTCTTCCTACCTGATTAGTCTGATCAAATGCGCCTCTATGTTTAAGGGTGTAAGTATGACTGATGTTGAGATATGCGCTCTCGCATATGAATTAGAAAGGAAGTTCAATCCTTATTGTGGATATCAGGATCCTTATGGATGTGGTATTGGTGGATTTAAAAGGATAGAGTTTCAGCGAGGTGGAATTGTTAAGTATGATTTTCAATCGTCAGAATTGTTCAACAACTATGATATGCACCTTGTCTTCACAGGTGTAACTAGAAACTCCAAGAAAATTCTAAAAGATGTGAGCGGCAATCTTGAAAAGATACCTCAACTTCTTGAGGTTCTTGAGAAGTCTTATGATCTTCTGATTGGAAAAAAATATGATGAGTTTCTGCAACTTGTCAACGTTGGTTGGGAAAAGAAAAAAGAAACAAGTAGTATGATTAGTGAAAATCCTTTCATAAAAAAGATCGATGATCACTTACTAAATAATCCGCTTGTGATTGCACATAAGTTGTGTGGAGCAGGTAATGGCGGATTCTTTTTAACTTTCTCTGAGAAGGGTAAATTGACATTGCCACATTCATCAGTTAAAATTAATATATCACCAGATGGAGTGAAAGGTAAAAAATTATGATTACATTAGAAACAAATCATCCTGACTAAAAATGAATCCATTTACACAATATGTAAATGCTCTCAAATGTGCTCATATGAGTGATGAGTTTGAAAAATTTCAAAAAGCATTTACAGAACACAAGCGCATTATTATTTTGGGAAATGGTGGCAGTAACTCTGTTGCCTCTCATATTTCTCAAGATTATATGAAATTTCATAAAAAGAAAATTTGTGTATTTTCAGATCCATCTATGCTGACAATGTTAGCTAATGATTTTGGATATGAGAATGCATATCTAGAGTTTTTAAAGTATCATATTGAACCAGACACTCTTGTTATATTGATGAGCTCTGGTGGTGAGTCTGAAAATATTATTAAATGTCAAAAGTTTTGCCAAGAAAATAATTATCGTTATGGAGTTCTCACTGGATTTTTTAGTAACAATCGACTGAGAACGAGATCAACTGATGCATTATTTAATTACCATATCGACAGTGAGTCATATGGAGTGGTAGAATGCGTTCATCAGATTTTTCTACATGGAGTTGTATGATTTATTGTTTTGATCTTGATGGGACTATTTGCACTAGTGTAACAAATAGTCAGTATGAAAGAGCTCTTCCTGATGAGTCTGTGGTTAATGAAATTAATCGTCTTTATGATGAGGGACACACAATTAAGATCATGACTGCTAGAGGTTGTGTTAGTAATGTAGATCATACGATATTAACTAAGAGGCAACTGAAGTTGTGGGGAGTTAAACATCATGAACTCTTGATGAATATTAAACCACACGCTCATTGGTTTATTGATGATAAAGGAATCCATGTATCCGAATGGAAAAGTAGAATCCCTAGGGTTAAGGGAATCGTTGCAGGTGCTTTTGATGTTATTCATCCTGGGTACATTAGGATGTTTGAGGAGTGTAAAAGACACTGCACTCATCTAACAATCGCTTTACACGAAGATCCTTCTTTTGCCAGGCCAAATAAATTAAAACCAATTCAAAGTGTTGATGAAAGGAAAGAGATTCTTCGTGCTATTAGGTATGTGGATGATGTTGTAGTCTATCAGGCGGAAGAAACCTTTCATGATTACTTAAAAGATTATGATGTAAGATTTCTTGGAGATGATTATCTCGATGGATCTTATACTGGTAAAGATATTGATATTGATGTTGTCTTCGTCGATAGAAGTCATGGATATTCAACCACTAAATTTAAAGAACAGGTTGCATATTCTTTAATCAATGGAGGTAGATTGTGAGAGCATTAGTTACAGGAGGTGCAGGATTTATTGGATCTAATCTTGTAGATAGGCTTATTGATTTGAACTGGGAAGTCGTTGTGCTTGATAATGAGAGTGCAGAATGCAACGAAAAATTCTACTGGAATGAAAAGGCACAAAATGTAAAGGCAGATATTTGTGACTATGAAACTACTAGAAAATTATATGATAATGTTAATCATGTTTTTCATCTAGCCGCAGAGTCAAGACTTCAACCTGCTATTAAAAATCCAATCAATGCAGTCACTAAAAATGCAGTAGGAACTTGTACAGTTTTGCAGTGTGCAAGGGAGGCAGGTGTTGAGAGAGTCTTATATTCTTCTACTTCTTCTGCATATGGGTTGAATAAATTTCCAAATTATGAGACAGATCCAAACGATTGTCTGAATCCATATTCAGTGTCTAAGGTTGCTGGAGAGGAATTATGCACACTATATACAAAACTCTATGGACTTAAGACAGTTATCTTTAGATACTTTAATGTGTATGGAGAAAGATCTCCTACGACAGGACAATATGCACCTGTGATTGGTATTTTTAAGAAGCAAAAAGAGTCTGGAGATCCTTTAACCGTGGTTGGTGATGGACTCCAACGTAGAGATTTTGTTCATGTTCAGGATGTTGCATCTGCTAATATTATGGCAGCTATTAGCAACATGGAAGAGGAAAGTTATGGACAGGTTTATAATATTGGAAACGGAGAAAATATTTCTATTCTAGAAATTGCTAAGTTGATGTCAAATAAATACGTTCATATTTCACCAAGGGATGGTGAAGCAAGAACAACTCTTGCATGTATTGACAAAGCGTATGAAACTTTTGGTTGGAAACCAAAATTTGAAGTAAAAAAATGGATTGAGGAAAACTTATGAGCACTTTTGTAGTATTACGTAGCGCAGCACTTGGTAATCGTATTAAGTCATATGCATCTCACATGGCTAGATACGATAAGATCATGATCGAAAAGCCTGTAGATATTCACCTGTTTGAAAATTTTGAATTGGCAACGCCAGAGGATATTGAAAAATATCCTCACACCGGATCTGTTTGGCGTCTTCTTGTTGATGAAGACGAGAGAGATTATATTGAGGATTTGAATAGTATTGATTATCTGTATGAAAAAATTCCACAATATTTCATCGATAAGTATGTTCCAATTTTTCAAAGTTTCAAACTGAAACCAGACTTGCAACAGTTTGTGGATGAATTCACTAAAGACTGGGATAAGGAAAACATGGTTGGAGTTAATATTCGTAGTTGGCTCCCTCCTATTGATGATGGAAGTAGAAGTGTTTGGGTAGACTTTGCTGGTTTTGAACGAGAAGTCCAAAAATTAGAACCACATCAGAAGTTTTTCTTCTCCTCAGACAACCTTCAGTTTAATGAATATTTTACACAGAAGTATCCTGATCAAATTATTACCTTACCTCGCACTGTAAACGTCATTGCAAATGATGGAAAGGTAGATGATGTCCAGCAAACAAAAGAAGCATTTCTTGAAATGTATTTGTTGGGGCAGTGTCAGAAGAAACTGGTATGTTCTTTTGGTAGCACCTTTAGCGAATCTGCTTGGTGGTTTGGTGGATGTAAAGCAGAGGTTGTGACTCCAACTTTCTGGGATAAAGTACCTCAAGACTTTTATGATGACGCTTTTCAAAAGAAATGATGAATTTACAAACTCTAGATAAAAATAAGTCTACATTCAAACTAAAAAATATTGGGCCAATTTACTATCTCAATCTTGATGGACAACCTGATAGACGGGTGTTCATGGAAAATCAATTTAAATATTGGGATGTTGAAAACTATGAACGTATCTCTGCTTATGATGGGCGTGAGGATGATCTGAGTGACATTGTAGCGGGCAGATATCCTACTAACATGTCTTCGGGTGAGATAGGGTGTACAACGTCCCACCTGAAGGCACTGAAGCACTATCTAGAGACATCTGATAGTCCTTATGCAATCATCATGGAGGATGATTGTAGTTTGGATCTGGTTCGTTTTTGGAATTTCACTTGGAATGATTTCTATGGACATTTCCCATATGACTATGATGTAATTCAGATTGCTGTTATTTGCACCGGAGACATTCATGTCAAACTTCATAAGAGATTTGTCAATGACTTTTCCACGGCTTGCTATGTGATTAATCGATATCATGCTGAGAAACTTGTACGTCTTCATTGTAGAGGAGATAAGTACAAACTTGACAACGGTTGTAAACCACGTCCTGTTGCTGACGATTTAATTTACAATTCTGGCAATACATTTTCCATCCCTCTTCTCTTGTATAGAACTGAACTTGGTTCTAGTATTCATCCAGAACATGTTGGAGCATATCATCAAGGTAATTACAATGCTCAGTCTAATTTCTGGGAGCAGAATGGTTCCAATATTGACATAAAGGAATATATGGACTATGATCCTTACCTTGGTAGGGTTACCGAAAACTCCGCCGCTGTTGCGGCTCAACAACAACAGTCGGAAAACCCACCAAGTTGACAGAATCTTAAGACTCTGTTAGTATAAATACTTAACCTTTTGTCATAATTTAGACAGGGGGTACACGGGGAGTTGTCGATTCCCCTTTCATCTGCGGGTAACCATTCCGCAAGTAAACAAACGAGGTAAAACAAATGTTCAAATCTGTATTCGCTGCTA